TTAAATGATTTTATTAAATATTATGAGAAAGCAAAAAAAGTACAAGAATATAAATATCAAGGATACAACTGGAAAGAATCAGATGTAAATGATGATTTAGTTTGGAATGTTCCAATATATGACATAGTCAATAGACGTTTCGCTGCTTTTAGTAGCTTGTTAGAGGCTCTTAAACAAAGTGAAAATGATCCTAAAGGAAATGGCAAATATTTTATAGAAGCTAGTAACAAATTAACAGATAATAATTTTATAAAGCTTTGCTATTTATTTAGATTATGTGGTTCAGGTATAAATTACAAACCTAAAACATCAGATGAACCATGGGGAACACATGGCTTTGGTAATTTCTGGGTTGTTAATGAACTTAAAAAAGGTTTTACTAAATTTGATGATTGGCTATTAGCTTTACCAGACGATAAGTTTTGTGATGTTAAAGGTTATTTATTACCAATGATAAAAGGTGGCTTAAGAAACTTTATATTAAAAGAATCAGAATCTTTAATAAAGCATATAATAAAATTTATTGTTTCAAAAGATAAAGTTGGAATAAAAAATATTGTAGATGAAGGTAATGACTACTTAATAAAATTAGGATTTAAAAGACAAAATTTTGTTTTAACAGCTTTTGCGATGGATTTAGCTGAGTATTTTCCTCACAGAGTTGATAGAAACTCAACTACTTACGTAGGTTCTAATGCAAAAAAATGTTTAAAGAAGATATTACCTGGAGTCAAAACAGACGAAGCTTTACAGTTTCTTTGTGATCAAACAGGTAACTATTCTAAACCTTATGACATGGAAGATGTTGCTTGTGACTATATAAGGTATTGTGAAAATTTTCAATCAAAAGAACATATTGAACTTAATAATGGAATAAGACATGAAAGAAGTATTTATTAATAACCAAATAGGTACCTTTAATAAAGACCTACAAAATTTAAAATTAGAAAGTTATTTAAAAGCAACTAAAGATTTTAAGTCTTCATTTGATCCATTTTCAATAATTAAAGTTAATGGTTTTAATGTCATAGATGAGTCTACATCGTGTGAAGTAGGTTACAAAGCAAGGTCTGCAGAGTTTTTTGTACAAGAGTTAGTTAAAAGAGGATATAAAGAAATTGTATATGTCCAACCAAGAAGAGGATTCGCAGGAATAAGCTTAAGTTGGTTATGTAATAAGTATAATTTAAAACTTACTTTAGTTATGCCATCTAGTAAAGAAATTTCTAACCATCAAGCATTGTGTATAGAACTAGGTGCTAAGCCATTATTTTTAAGAATAGCTGCTATGCCTAATGCTAATTCAATGGCTAAAAAATATGCTAATGTAAAAAAAGATAGATTTTACGTTCCTTTAGGTTTAAATCATTCATACGTTATAGCTGGTGGAGTTAGATCTATTTATGACTTTTTTAAAAATAAAGAATATCCAAAAGTTATGTGGTCAGTAATATCAACAGGAGTATTAACTAGATCTTTGCAGATAGCATTGCCTAATACTAAATTTAAAGCTGTTGCTGTTGCTAGAAACATAAAAGATGGTGAATTAGGTAAAGCAGAATTTATAAGTTATCATAAGCCATTTAATTCAAAGTCCGATCTAATACCAACTAAATTTAACTGCGAAGATTCTTATGATTCTAAAGGTTGGCATTATTTAAATAAGTATGGCAATAAAGGAGATTGGTTTTTTAGTGTAGCAGGTAATGCTAAAACATCAACTATAGATAAATCTCTTATAGATTCTTATAGAGATTGGAATGATTTAAAAGATTTTAAAATATAAAAAATATGAAATTTAAAAACGCTAATGAAGCTTATGAAATTTTATTTTATAAGATTATAAATAAAGGAGAAAAATTTAATAATACTAAAGCATTATTTAATGTTGGTTTTTATATACAAGATCCTGTAAATAATTTAATAACAAATAAAGAACGTAATTGGAAATTAGATTATGCCGAAGCTGAGTGGCAGTGGTATTTATCAAGTGATAGTAATATTAATAAATTAGGTGAAATATATGGTAAAATCCCAACGATATGGAAACGTATAGCAGATAAAGATGGTAATGTAAATTCTAATTATGGATATCAATGGAATAGAGGTAAACAATTAGAATATGTTATTAATGAATTAAAACATAATCCAACATCTAGACGAGCATCAATAAGTATTTATGATGCTAAAGATAGATTAAATTTTGAAAATGATACTCCTTGCACTTATGCAATTAATTTTATAATTTTAAATAATAAATTATGTATGAATGTAATGATGAGGTCAAATGACTTATGGTTTGGTTTTTGTAATGATCAATATTGTTTCTCTAAACTACAAGAAATGATCTCTAATGAATTATCTTTAGAAATAGGATGGTATTATCATTTTGTAAATAACATTCACTTATATAATAACTTTTTAAATAAAAAAATATGAAACTAAAAAATGAATTTAAATTAATTAGACAGTGGGCTAATGAAAAAGGAATATATCAAAAGGGAGATATAAAAACACAATATGTTAAATTACAAGAAGAAGCTGGTGAATTAGCTAAAGCAATAATTAATAATGATAATAATGAAATAATTGATGCTATAGGTGATTGTGTAGTTGTTTTAACAAGTATTGCACATTTTAATGATTGTACAATTGAAGAGTGTATTAATACAGCTTATGATGTAATTAATAAAAGAAAAGGAAAAATGATTAACGGATCATTTATAAAAAACAAATAAATAAAAATATATATTATGAGAAACTATAAATCAAAATTAATTATACCAAATAATTTATTAAATCAATCAACTGGCAAAATAGGAGAAGATATTTTTAAGATATGGTATGAAAGAAACTATGAGCAAGAAAAGCTTCATAAACAATTACAAGACCGTGAATATGAACAAATTGATTTTGCTGATTGCAAAGGTTATACGTATCAAGTAAAAGCAACAACTGAAAAAACTTTTACATTTAATTGTTTAATTGACAATCTTAATAAACATTTAAATGCTGATTATTATGTTTTTATACAAATAAATAAAAAAAATAATATTGCATATGTTGAAGATATATATAATAAAGATTATGTAAAATTAAATATAAAAGCAAGTTTTAAATATAATAATTGCTTTATATGGAAAAAAGATTTAAAACAAAATAAACTAAAATTATGAAAGAATTACCATACTTTAAATTTTATCCTAATCAATGGATTACTGGCTCAATATCATTTATGGACTTAGATGTACAAGGTGCATTTATGAAAGTTTGCTGTTACTACTGGAGCAAAGAATGTAATGTTACAAGAAAACAAATTAAAACATTAATACCTAAACAATGGAGCATATTAGTTGATGCTGAGTTGTTTAAGATAGAAAACGAATCTATTAACATTAAATGGTTAGATGAACAATATCAGCAAAGGTTAGTAGAACACAAGCGAAATGTAAGCAACGGAAAGAAGGGGGGCTTAAGCAGGGCTAAAGCATTAAGAAAAGATAAGATAAGAAAAGATAATAAAGACCCTTATCTAACTACAACATTTATAAAATGATAGTTAATAAAGATGATAACTTAAAATATTTATACGCTTTTAAAGAAGGTAAAATTAAACGTGGTTTAGGTATAGGCAACGAATTTGATAATTGGTATGTTCATAAACGTGGTAGCTTTACAGTTATAGTTGGTTTAGATAATGTAGGTAAAACTAATTTTATGTTATGGTATTTTTTATGCTTAAGTGTAAAACATAATGTCAAATGGTGTATTTGGTCTGGAGAAAATAGTTCAGGACAATTAACAAGAGATTTAATTCAAATGTATGCACAATGTAAATTATGTAAATTATCTAAACTACAAATTGATAAATACAATAATAAAATTTCTGAATGGTTTACTTTTGTTAGTAATAAAAAAATGTATAATCATAAAGATTTATTAAAAATATTTAAAGAAAGTAGATGTGATGCTTTTGCTATTGATCCATTTACTGGTTTAAACCATGATAGAAGAGTAAATCAATACGAGCGTAACTATTTGATTTGTAATGATATAAGAGAATTTTGCAATACTACTGGTAAATCAATATATTTAATGACGCATCCAATGACAGAATCAGCAAGGAGAGTATTTCCACCAAATCACGAATATGCTGGTTATATACAACCACCAAGAAAATCAGATGTTGAGGGTGGTCAAGTGTTTGCGAATCGCTGCGATTCTTTCCTTTCGATACATAGATTTATTAATTCACCTGAAAGCTGGATGATGACACAGGTAAGAGTAGAAAAAATTAAAGACAAGGAAACAGGTGGAACACCAACACTTGATAAGCCACTATGTTTTGATTACAACGGTGGATTAGGTTTTACAATTGGTGGAAACAATGTACTAAAACAAAAATAATGAGATATAAATATGAAGACATAGAAAAGTTTTTAGAGTTTAAAACTTGGACGAATAAAGATAAAATAGATAAATTACTTGAGATTGATTGTAGTTTATATGCACATCTTGGTACTGATTCAACTAAAGCAGAAAAAGAAGAAGTTAAAAGAAAAAGCATAGACATATATAGAACGATAAAAACATTAGATAAAAAAATGGGTGATTTATTTTTATACTCAGAAGATTTGAAACAATGAATGATTTAGATTACACAATAACAAAGAACAAATTAGAAATATTACTTTTAAAGGCACAAGAAGGTTTAAAGGTAGGTAAAGTAACACAAAGCAAATTAGATGCGGTAGAAACGTTGCAAAGTAGCTTAAAATGTATGTTAGAGCTGAGGTTAATAGTTGATGAAATGAAAAAGAAACAAACATTATTAACAATACAAAATGTAAAAGCTTACAAAGAAACTGCAGAACTTAAGAAAAAATTTAATACTTTTAAAAAATAAACTATAAATTATGTATATAACAATATTATTAACAGCAACACATTTAACTTGTTTTGTAATAGGTATAATAGTAACACACATCATTGAAAAAAGATTTAAATAAAAAGAAACGAACGCTTAATGAGTACAGACAAACAAAGGACTCGTACTATATTAGCCCTGATAGCCCTGTTGAGTATAACATTGCTTTATTGTGTAGGATATATCCTAATGATGCCGAGTTAGGTGCTAAAATTAGAAAACACTTTGAAAAGATATGAGTTTAAATGCAAATCAAAAAGGTAAAAGGTTCGAGTTAAAAATTGCAAAAGATTTAGCTAAGAAATTTGATACTAATATAAGAAGAACACCTAATAGCGGTGGTTTAAGTATAAAAGGTGATATAATGACAACAAGCGGTATTCTATCTGAATATAGCTGGGAGTGTAAGAACCAAGAGAAATTAAATATCTGGAAAGCATTAGAACAAAGTGAAGGTGATGCACGTGGTACACTAAAAACACCAGTAGTTGTATTTACTAAGAACTTTGAAAAAGATTACATTGCTTTACAATATGATGATTTTGTAAATATACTTCTTGAATTAGATGAGTACAGAAGTAGATAATATACTACACATTCTAATAAGAGATGAAAAAACTTGGCTAAATATGGCTGAGGAAATAAGTAAAAATTCTAAAATAAATTCTAGAGATTTATTACATGATTTTTATATTAAAATACATAGCAAAATTGATAGTGGTAAAGTAAAAATTAATGATATTCTATATAACGATTCTTTAAATAAAGCGTTTATATATAAAGTTATGACTAATTTATTTCTTGATCAATTAAGTAGAGATAAAGACATTATATTAGATAACGAATTAAATTATTTATTAAAATCAGATAACGAACCATATATTGATATTGAAAAAGTAGTTGATGAAATAGTAAATGAGTTTTACTGGTTCGATAGAAAGTTATTTAACTTATACAGAAAGAAATTCCACAGTATAAGAAAACTATCCGCAGCAACTAATATATCACACGTAGTTGTATGGAGAACTATAAACAATTGTATTAAAGAAATTAAAAAAAAAATTAATGAAGAGTAAAGGTTTAGGCGATACAGTAGAAAAGATAACAAAAGCCACAGGTATAAAACAAGCTACTGATTGGATATTTGATAAGATAGGTAAGGATTGTGGATGCGATACAAGAAAAGAAAAACTTAATAAAATGTTTCCTTACAAAAATGTAGAATGTTTAAACGAAGATGAATATGTATATTTAAAAGGATTCTTCAACCAACAAAAGAATGTAGTAAATGCAAACGAACAAAAAGGATTGCTAACAATACACAATAGAGTATTTAACACCAACAAACAAAGCTCAAGTTGTGGTAGTTGTGTTAAAGGTTTAGTAGATACTATGAGAAGATTATATAATGAATATGAATACGAAAGAGAAAGCAAAAGCAATTGAAAGAAAGCTACTAATGTTTTTAAAAAAATACAGTGAAAATACAGTGAAAAATGTCAAGAGAACAAAACTTAAAAAGTTGGACTAAAGGCCAAAGCGGTAATCCTAAAGGTAAACCAAAAGGTAGTAAGAACAGAAGCACAATAAT